CGCGAGCCGCGCCGTAAACAGAGAGCCGGGGAGTGACGATGACTTTGATGACGACATCCCCTTCTGAGGACATCGAAGCAATCTGTCTGGATTGCGGTCAGCAGTATGCAGGCGGCTGCGTCCAGTACAGAACACTCGATGCCTACGACGAAAACCCAGAAGCGTACTGTGCTGTATGCGACAGTATCAATCTGAAATTCCCTAGACCAAGGGATTAAAGAATCGGGGATAGCTTCCCGATAGGCTCGGAGCCCCGGCGGCCACGTAGCTCAGTACACGAACAGGACTACAAATCCCTAGTAATTGAACAGCGCGGTGACAGGTGTCGTCGGGGCTTCGTTATATCTGAAACCAAGAGGAACAAACATGACAAATGAAATCATGGTAAGCACAGACCTGCTGAAAAAATCAGTCAGCAATGTGCGGGCACAACACACGAAAGAGGACATCGCTCAGATGGCCAACTCGATCAAGCATCGAGGCATCATCAACCCGCCTACTGTTGCACTGAATGGTGACGGCAAGTACGAGATCATCGCCGGCCAGCTCAGGGTGGCAGGTGCGATCTCCGCAGGTGTTGACGAGGTACGCTGTCTCGATGTCTCGGCATTAACCAATTCCGAGAGGGTGGCGCTGTCACTGTCCGAGAACTATGACCGCGCGCCAATGGGTGAGATCGAGCTGTTCAAAGCATTCGCCCAGTTGTTCAAGTCCGGCGTGTCAGTTGACCAGATCGCAGAGCAGTTCAGCCTCACACCCGAGAGCGTGCAACGTACCCTGGCCATCGGAACTTTGCCGAAAAAAATTCTCGACGACGCTGAAAAAGGCGACATCGGGGATCGCACCCTGCGCGCACTCGCCGTGGCATCCGGCAAAAACGTCGCCCGCTATAACAAGCTGAAGAAAGATGATCGCCCGAACGACTGGCAGATCAATGACTGGCTATACGAGAAAGGTAAGTACCCGGCCAGCGCAGCGATCTTCGACCTCGAGAAGTACACGGGCGGAAAGATCCGTGACCTGTTCGCAGAGGACGATGAGGAATACCTCACCGATGGCGACCAGTTCTGGGAGCTCCAGACCGAGGCCATTAATGCCGAGATAGCCAAGCTGGAAGAACTAGGCTGGAAGGTTCAGCAAGTCGATTACTTCCAACAGTACGCCTACGACAAGGTAGCCAAGAAGGACGGCGGTCAAGTCATCTACACGGTCAGCGAGCGCACAGGCAACGTCGAGTTCCACAAGGGATACGCCCGCAAGAAGTCGGCGGGTAAGGCGCCGGAGGCGACGAACCCGGAGGAACAAGGCAAGAAGATCGAGAAGCCAGCCACCAGCAAGGCGTTCGATGACTTCATGGCCGAGACACGCCACGCCGCAGTTCAGCAGTACATGGTCATGGCCGACGCCACCACCGGACTGACCGGCACACTGATGCTGCTACTCAAGCAAGCTGACAACATCCAGTTCCGCCCGGGCGGCAAGAACCTGAGCGACGCTTACAATGACAGCCTGCACAGCAGCGATGCGTTCATCAACATCCATGATCGGTACACGGAAATGCTCGAGTGCCTTGGCGTCAAGGATGGCTGGACCTGGGACGTCAAGTTCCCGGCACTGGCCGAGAAGCTGGACGAGTACAAGCCAGCGCAGATCCGCGACTGGATCATCCTCACGGTAGCCTACAACTGGGCCTGTGAGAATGTGGAGAACACGGACGAGCTGGGCCGCGCACTCGGGCTGAATGAGGTCAGCACATGGGAGGCCGACGACGCTTTTTGGAATGGCATTACCAACAAGAAGACACTGATTGCCATCGCCAAGGAAACAGGTGTATCGATCGATGTAAACGCGACGGCCAAGGTGATCCGCGCTATCCTGAAAGAGAAGGTGCCGAGTGACTGGCGCCCTGAATGGCTCATCTTCTGAGGAAAATTACATGACGAAATCAACCAAGTACGGGTTGCTTGCAGCCCTGTTTTTTGGACTGGCCGCTATGGTCGTGGTCTACGATGCCAACGCTACCGGGTACAAAAAGAACCCGGAAGCCGAGGCTGAGGCCAAGGCCACAGCCGCCAGTGAATCCCATGCTGACGCCGCATCCGAGGCCGCATCCAACTCAGCATCCGAAGCAGCAGCCAACTCAAGTAACGAGGGCAATAGCCTCAACGTCGAAGGGGATCGTGTCGAGAACAACAGCAGCAACGTCGTGCTGGTTCCGAACAACAACACGGAATCCTGCGTCCGGGTCTTCGGCCTTGCCTTTGGTAAGAACGGTGAGTCCGGTGCAGTCGGGTTTCCTTGGCGATCCAAGGCTTGCGACTACGAACAAGCAGCCGACGATGCTTTTGCTGCCGGCGAACGAGAACTGGGTTGGTTCTGGAAATGTCAGAACAAAAACCTGTACCGCACGTTCAAGCTCGACGGCATGACTAACGACGAGGCCAAGCTGGAATGCCATAAGAAAGCAGTCGGCATGAACAGCGCACTCGCAACAATCGAGGATCTAGAGCGACGCCTCGAGGCCGCGGAAGACCTGGCCGAGTTCAGACAATCACATAAGGAAGTGTGTGAGGAATCGCTAGAACGCTGCGAACAGAAAGCCTACGGCGAGAAGTAGCTACTCATCCTCACACAGTCGATCATCAGGACGTAGCTCGCAAAGCTCATCAAGAAGTTCAGCGAGCTCGTCCATCAAAAACTCATCGCCGGGGTGATTCAAAAGGGCAGACTTCACATCACGAATATCACCCTTGAGTTCCCGAACGTATTCGCGCTCATCGGCAATCTGCTGTTGTTCGATGTACTTCTCGAAGTCTGCTGAAGCAACGTGCATCTTGTCGAGCGCAACTGCACCGCCGCCAATACTTCCGACAGCGGCAACAGCGGCAGCAATTTTAGGAAGCTGCTCAATCATAAGAGATCATACGGCCATTCTTGTTTGGTGAACTCTTGAATACTGCCCTGACTATCAACCTGTATATGGCTATCAAATTCCAGCAAGCGGGCATCAGCACCGTAGGTATCCGAAGCATCACCACCAACACGCGACAGTTCGTACAGGATGCAATGGCTAATGGTGTAGCCTGTCATGTCCAGCTCACCGAACGATGAGATCATGTGATAGTCAGCCGTATCGGTATCCGGTGTGCCGGCAACAGGCTCAGTTACATCGATCGCTGAACTCCATGCAGCATCCATCACTTCACCAATGGGCGCGTGCTTGTACCGTAAGCGCCACAAAACATCGCCAGCCGCACTCGTTGTTTTCTGCCAGTGAACATGAGGAATAATCGCTGTGCCTTCAGCCCACTGGTGCGGCATCTGCTGAAGAATAAACACCAGCTCCGTACCTCCTGCATCGAACAACAGCAAACCACTGGCTGCCTCAACATCGGGATCACTAGCCTGACCAGGCGGATTGATTGCTGTGGCCGGCGACTTCAAATCATCCCAGACATAGCTGCGCGCAGCACCCAATGTTTCAAGGATGTCCTCTTGTTCCTGCTGGAGTGGTGCCTTACTCATTCTCTTTCGCCTTCTGTTCCTTGAGGTATTTCACCAATGCGTTATGTCGGTCACGGCAGATGCCAGCCGACTCCATGTTCTGACCATGAGTAATGATGAGGCCAGCATCATCTGTCGGATATGAATCCAATGGCCTGCAATCAGTCAACCAGGCCGGCGGGAGATTCGGTATCCGGTAAACTATTTGCGGCACGTACTTGGTCGTTGAGCACCCCTGCATAAGAATTGCCGAAGTAATCAGTACACTCAGGGCGCTCAATCCTGACACGCTCGACAATCTTGGGAACCTCTTTCTCAACGACATTGATCTTCTCCACGATCTGCACTTCGGTCTTCACCTGTGCTTCAGCAGCAGCCACCGCCGCGGCCCACTTCTGTTCTTCCTCAAGCCTGACCTTTTCCTGTGCTTCAATGAGCTCCGCTTTGACCTGATTGTCACGCTTATCATAGCCAGCACTGTGGCCCTTGGCATACGTTCCACCAAAGGCAGCCAGCACCACCACCACAATCACAGCGTAAGCCCAAGGTTTCATTTGCTGGTAATGCTCATGTTGTTTGCGATCCAGACCTGCACCACGAACGTAAGAACACCGGCAGCAGAAACTAATGGGGCAGCATGGGCCGGAAAATAGTGAGCACCAATCGCGGCGAGTTGGGCCAGCGCCATGCCAACAGTCACACGCTTACCAACAACGAGTCCCTGAATTTTCATTGCAGATCCTCCGGGCTACCTGGCTGTGGATAAGCAACCGTTTTTGTAACTGTGTTCGAAGGCGCTGATTCCTCGATCTCGGCACCAACAACAACATGAGTTGCGTAACAATCGTGTGAGCCAAAGCCAAGAATCACAGAGAAGTCACCATCAGCACCCTGTTCTTCAGCTACCTGAGATCCGTCGCAATACAACCGGGTAAAGCTGATATCAGTGATCGGCATTGGCGTACCGTCAACATAACTCGAGGCCGGCGTGTATGTGAAGTTGACGGTTGCGGCGAGAACTGTACCGGAAATGAGCCCCAGAGAAACCAGCACACCCACGATCCAGTTCTTGAAGCGAATCCAAATGGATTTCAATCGATCACGAAACTTCATAGTCGTTACTCCCATGAATGATGAGCTCGGCCTCGTCGTCGCCAACGTACTCCATTAGCAAACGCATAGCATCCCTCGATGAACCAACAAAATTGTCAGCACGGCTTAGGCCCGGGGCGATGCAGCCAACAACGTCATGCGATGTGTTACCGGAATGGATGAGGATAAGGTATCGACCCACCCTGTTAGGACGATCCTGCTGGTACTGGTACACGCCAAGCCCATGATTGACTAGGGCCAGAACCTTTTGCCCGTTGGGCCGGGTGTGCGGGATCAGGCGGTACTTGCCTGCCGGTACGCATGAGTTATTTGATTCACCGCCCGGCGCGGTAGGCCGCCACTCCTGTTCGACAGTATGAAGTGTCTTTTCACCGATAAACAATCGACCCATCGTTTCGGTTTGGGTAGATGCTTCGCGCGTCAGTGTCAGTGTCTTCATCATTTGTCTCTCAATACATCCAAGCGAGCAATGATCTTCTCTTGGTTGCCGATGATGTTTTGATACTGAACCTCGAGCGTAGTAATCCGACGATCGTGCTCATCGTATCGGGTTTCCATGTGCCTCTCTAAAGCGGTAATCCGTCGTGCCAGTGCATCACCTTCTGCACCAGTGAAAGGATCAGGCCGAAGGAACTCACCATCAGTAAACTTAAGAAAAAGCACAGGACCGCCAGCACCCCCGAGAAAAGCAGAAGTAATAGCAATGACCAGAGCTCGCTTGACTGCATTTACGTCTTCATTCTCCTTTGCCATTCGCCAACTTCCTTGCTAAAAAAATGTGTACTAACTTGAGCCATCGTAGATGGCCAACTTCTCGCCTGGACGAATGGCAAAATACTCAACCGTATTAGCTGGCACATACATGCTCGTGGCCAATGCCGTTGGATTTGCCCCGAACAACAAGTAAGCATCAGCATCAGCAATGAACCGCACAACATCTGCGCTACCATCGAATGCGCTGCTTTGCGCTGAAGTCGTGAATGTTACCTGCTCGTTACTCAGCGGCAGCATTACCTGTGCGCCACCTTTGCCGAGAACTCCCAAAGTTAGTCTTGCCGTAGCCATTGCTTTCTCCTATTGCGATGCGCCTACTTTTCCAAATACTCCGAACGACAGGCCCGGACCAGTCTTCGCTTCACCGCCTGACATTGGCGGAGCAACGTAGGCTGGCTCAACAGCACCTTTCCACCGCTTGAACTCATTTGCTGATGGACTTGTTTCCGCTGGCTCAACCGCACCTTTCCATCGCTTAAATTCAACAGCCATTAGACAAAGCCTCCACCAATGATTTGCGGAATGGAACCTTCTTTAACGCTACCAGTATCAACCGGACTGAAGTTACCTGCTGCCGCATTAGTAAATGGTGAGGCAGACAAACTTTCATTCCCGGCGCCGTTTTCAATCAATACATCAATGGTGCCTGTATCGAAATCTGTGGTGCAGTTATAAGCAGCATTACCATCAAGAACTCCAACTGTCGTTGATGCTGAAAACACAATGCCGATACCACCAACGCCGCTGAACCCTTCAACCAAATTGTTCATTACTGTAGGAACATATGAATTGGCAGAAAGGTTTATACCTGCTGCTGTTCCTGCTACAGCAAAAATTGAATTGTTGTTAACCATGCTTCCGTTCGAAGCAATACCTATTCCATAGTAGGAAGGCGCAGCAATAATAATGTTGTTTTCTATGGAGCAACTTGTACCAATAGCAAAAATGCCGTACTGACCTTTATCAGTACCTTCGCCACAATCAATATAATTAAAAGCAATACGATTGTTGCCACTGGCTTGAATGCCGTGTCTGTTATTTGCACCTACGTCATGGATGTAACAGCTTTGAATTACACAATTACTGCCAATTACAACACCGGTGTCAGCACCATTATTGATTTCACAACGAAGAATTGTCGAATAGGAATCAAGATCGATAATCCGATTTGCACCAGTAACATTATGAAGATGCAAATCGATAAGCCAGATGAAATCTCGCGTCGTATTCAAGATCGAAAGGGCCGCGCCACCACCAGAGATTCCGCCAATGCCACCATCACCAGCCGCCGATGTGTACCCTTGAATAACTAACGGCGCATCTTCAGATGGAACCCAAGCCGCTGATACCGAAGTATCAGCCAATGCTGTTTCCAAATTAGCGGCAATGATTTCATCAGTACCAGCCTTGATATTGACGCGAGTACCATTGGTTGTATCGAAAGTTTCCTGCTCGATTGCGTACTCGAGATCACCGTAAGGATCACCAATAGTGCCGGCGCCGCTATCGGCCGCAATGGAAGGATCGACGTAGATTTCTGTAAGTGCCATATCAGTTCCTTAGCTGATGATTTTCGCTGACTTGAGATCTGCGATCAGTGTGCCAAGCACGTCGGCCAGCTCATCAACCGTTGTTGCGTTTGCATCGTAGGCCCGATCAGTCACGACGTTCGTTGGCGTGTAAGCATTACTGTTCTGGCCCGCACCGATCGTGAGGAATGCGCTGCCGTCAAAAGCACCAAGCGCCGGCAAACCACTGGCCGGTGAGCTATCAACCCAGGTCGCACCCGGCATGAAGTCTTGATACGTTCCAATTACCGCAGCAGGATCATTCGGGTAAGCCCAAACCGCACCTGTCTGCTTGCCATTGATGATGTTCATGCTCTCGTAGGCACTCAGGCCTTGGATCGCATTAGCATCTGTCGAACCAACCTCAATGATGCAACCGATGATCCCGCAGGTCAGCGTGCTGGTAGTATAGAAACCAACACCATACGTTGTCGGAAAATCGTTGGCATCGTTTTGAATTGTGCAACCATTCAAAATGAAGTTTCGAGTATTTCGAATATCGATTGCGTAGCCAGCATCCCAACCGCAGTTTTGAATAACACCGATGTTCATTGACTTGTTCGAGAGACAGCCTGAAAGTGGCAGACCTTCCGAGTAGCCAACAAAATAGTTGTCATTGATGACGCAGTTACTCGCGCCATTCGATAGGCTCAAAGCCTTGTTGAAAGCATTGACGCTTGTCTGATCGCCATACACTTTGTTGCCGGTAATCAGGCAACCTTCTGAGTAGATGAATTGGATGCCACCCGTTGCAGGACCAGTCTGGATCGTGTTCTCAGCCACGATGCAATCAACCGCACCAGCACCAATTACAATCGCAAATTCACCCGATGAGGTATGTCGAATCTTGTTGTTACGAACCGTCCAGTTCGACGCGCAACCAACTGTGCGAATGATAAGAAACTGCTCAGTCACCGCAGGATCAGATGACAGGATTGCCGTACCTTTGTCCGAAAGGGAATCGATAACACCCCAATCTTCAGCAGTAGACAGCACAACCGTACCGGCAACCGAATCGTAAGAATCGATTACGAAATAGGTTTGCACCTGATGTTCGGTAGGCTTCGCCTTGCCATTGAGTGTAATGAACGATGCAACCTGACCGGGATGCGGTTCCTGACCTGGCCACGGTGTCGGCGGGTTATCCGGCGCATTGATGTGTACCTCGCCAGTCGCCAAGGTGTAATCGGAGATCGGCCGACGAACATCATGCAATGCACCATTCTCATCCCATCCACCGCCAGCACCAATCAGGATTGGCGCCTCGTTCACGATGTCTTCGATCAGGTTGCCTTCGATGATACCGTTCTCACCGAAAGCATTGATGATGCCGTAGTTCAAGCAATCGTGAATCCAGTTGTTGCGAATGACGATATGATCGATGTCGTTATAAGTGTTGGCCTCAATGTCGATACCGGCACCCGGATTAACAACCTCGCCACCCGCAATCTCGTTATCCTCGATAACCACATGAACGCCACCAACGATTGAGATCTGGTTTCGTTCGGCACCTTGCAGGTAGCACTTCCGAATGGTGACGTTCTCGCAAGGTGCGCCAGCACCACCGACACCGATGTAGATACCGTCTTTCGATGCGCCAGAATCAATAATTCGCAAGCCTTCAATCAGGATGTTTTTACCACCTGAGAAGTTGACGTTGCTTGAGCCGCCAGCCTGACCCGCCATCTGGCAAGTTGCACCGTAACCAACAATGCTGATGTTATCCGCGTCATTGCCTCGGAAAATACCAGTACCCCCCGCCGTACATTCAAGAACAACACCCGGCTCGAGGAAGATGTATTTGTCACTGTCCGTCGATGCCATCGTGATTCGATCAGTACGGTAAGACGACGTACCAACATACGGGAAGTAAACAACGCCTTTCTCAGCACCAGTAATAGCGTTGTTGAAGGCCGTTGTGTTGTCTGTCACACCGTCAGCAACAGCACCATAACGAAGCACATTGCCCGGCGGGTAAGCCTCATCAGAAGGCGTAATACCGGCAGCCAACTCAGCCGCCGTCTGCGGCCACAAGAAGTTGGAAATGACAGATCGACTCAGGACAGTACCCGAACCAGTGACATCAGCCACCTCGACGTTACCAGCACCGTTGAACTTGAGGTACTTGTTGAGTCGACCACTGGCAACAGGCAGTTCCATCTGGGCCGCGGTATCAGCTGAAGGTGCGCGCACCGCCTTGGTAATCGCAAAAGCGTTGTCTGCGATGTCGCTGGTATTGGTCGCAATATCGGTGGTGTTCTGCGCGATGTTCGCTTCGTTGACCGCTACCTGATTGACGTCAACCGCGAGCTCCTGAAGGATTGCGATCATTTTGTTCTGCTCGTCATTGAGCAACGGCATACTGAACGGGCCGGTATTCGGGTAGTTGGCCGTTCGCTCAATCACCGTGTCACGGTAAATCTTGATCGTGGTTGCACCATCGGCGCCGATCGCAGAATTGAGCGTAATCGTGCCGCCAGTGTAACCGCTACCTTCTTGACCAACCGGGGTGTCTTTCGTGGTGAAACTGAAATCAGTATCCACAACGAGCTCAGTTACAACGGCCAGAGCATCCGTTACTGTTGCTTTCACATCTTCTTCAGAAAAGAAGGGGAAAGGCACAGTGAATGGGCCGGTGGACGATACGGTAACTGAGTATTCAACCTCAGTTGGTACGCTAGGAATCGTAATCTGAGTCATTCTTGAAAGTCCTCAATAGTGTCAACAGCGGCCCTCTGTCCACGGTTGAACGCTTCGTTCCACCACAACAAGTTGTTATAGGGGATCATATACCGAATACCGCGAGCAAGGTCATTTGTCGTAGCCTCATCAGAGGTCAGACCGTACATCAGGGTCAACCACTGGTTAGGAACCGCACCAATAGTACCCATGCGGTTTGCCCAGTTCGGATTGCGCTCACGAATATCCATGCCGAGAGCTGGCCGGAGACCAATGGTTCCCGCACTGGCGCGCTCAATCGTATCGTTCAAATCGAGAATGATTCCCGTTACGCCAGAGAGCTCAACAGCGCGAAGCAGCTGCTCCTCGATGGGCATCTGGATGTAGTCAGGCCGCTTGAGCGCATCGACGGTCATGGCGATCCCGACCATGCTGGCCATGCCGGCCCACTTCGTTTTGCCCTTGGTGTGAATGCCAGCACCCATGATTCGATGAGTTGCAGCAATCGAAAAGCCCCGGTATTGACCGATCACTTTCCACCATTCGGATTTCAAAAGGGCCTTGGGCTTGTCCACAGCTCCGGGCGTCGGAACCATTCGATTGATCTCGGTGTTCATGGCAGCGCGGAACGTGCGAACAGCCTGCTCACTGACCCACTGTGACGTATTGGCAATGAACATCGACTTGTGCTTGAGGCCACCGCTGGCCTCCCACTCGTTGACGAACTGGATTGCCTGCTCTTTGTTGATGCCAAGCCGAGTCATTATCTCGATCTGATCGTCGCCAAGTTGGCCGGCCTTCCATAGCCGCGAGTTCTCGATCAAACGCGATTGAAGCATTCCACCAGAGAATCGCCGCGCCATATCCGTCCACGGACCAAGCAGGTTGTAAAGGAAGAAGCGCTGCGAAGCATTGGACATACCGCGCTCGAGCTTGTTGAACCACTTCGGGGCCTTGGACGAGTAGCCCACAGCCGCACCGAAGTCAGTCATTTGGTGGTAACGCATACCGAGAATGACCTCGGAAACGGAACCAGCCAGGTCGACTTCATCCTTTATCATCTTGATGTTGCCGTCAGTCAGACCGCCAGCAAACGACTCAACCGCATGGCCCAGAGAACGAACAAAGCCCTGCGACACGATCACATTGCCCATATCACCCATTGCCATCAGCACTGAGCGACCCATCGCACCGAGGATATTGAAGTTGCGAAGTATCCGTAACAGGCGAGGAGTAATGGCGTCAGTGTGTTCGGGGATCTGATATACGCCATGAACGATGTCACGCAGATCAATCATGGCCTGCTTGGCACGCTCGGCTTCCTCGAGCATTTTGGCCTGCTTGGCCGGATTGGTTTCCGCTTGAGCTCGTTCGTAAACCTCGTAGAACAGATCGTCAATCGCCTTCTGCGCTTTCGGATCACCGAAGACGCGAGCAGTTTCGATCATCGGGGCCGTTCGCATAACGTAGTGATTCATCCACGTATCGACGTTGCCTTCGGTCAGGCCCATTTCGATCAGCTTCTTGTCGTCGAGATCCAGCCGACGAGCAATCAACGGGCCGCTGGCGCCGGTAATACCATGCCCTGCTTCAATCCTTTCCAGCTTGCGCTCGATGATCTTCTGCTGCGTAAACACCTGCTTCGACGGCAGACCATCCGGGTTGTCCTCGAGGTATTTCAGGCGAGCTTCCAACCAGTTCCGGCGCTCAGTTGAGTTCGGGGCATAAGCTGAATCACCACCCGTTTCTGCATCGTGCAAAATCGAGGCATAGGCTTCCTCAACGCGAGCATTCAGGACATCAATATCGATCTTCTTGCCAGTCTTGGCTTCCAGAGGATCAAGCAGGAACGACTCACGGATCATGGTCTTGAGTTCGTCGGCCTGGGCGATTACCTGTTCGGCATCCCACATCCGATGAACGTAATCTTCATTCTCTTGCAGCTTGTACTTCTCGTTCATTTCCTCAAGCTGCATTTTCTCCAGCTCGATAGCGTCACGAGTTGCCTGCAACGGCGGCGGCAGAGGATCTTTGTCTGGTGCTGCGTCAGCAGCCGCACCGAGTTTCTGATTGACTTCCTTAAAGTAAGCGGTTGATTCAATCTCTTTGGCGAATACCTTCGGGTACAAAATGTCACCGCTGGTTTCCTGCCCATCAAACAAACGAGAACTGAGCGATTCCTCAAAGGCATCGAATAGCCGCTTTGGCTCAATCGTGATGTCAAAGAAGGTATTGCTGTAGGCACCAACGTCCGTGGCCTGACGGAAGGTTTCGTGAAGCATCAGGTTGGCATCCCAGACGTACAAGTCACCATTCGTGTCTACTGCAAAACGTACTGATTCAACATCCCTGCCAGCCCAACGAGCAAGACTGGTTCGCGTCGGATTCTTCAGAACCTCAACACGCGATGGTGTGTCAACGCCGGTTGCGCTACGCAAACCGTCACGCGGCGTAATGGCATCATCGATGTAAACATCGTTGACCCCATCCTTCAGCTTAGTCACATGATCTGGTACAAACGTCGGCTTGGTATTGGTGTAAGCGTCACCGAGAATTATAGAATTGAGCCGATTGAACTCATCAAGCAAGGCCTGTCCAGCTTCATTTAGCTGGACATCCTGATCGCCAGTGACGTTGTACTTGAGGCCCCACTTTTCATCGAACTCTGCGAGGGCCTGTTCTTTCTTAGCGATACGCCTGAGAATGTTGCGCTGCGTGGCAAAGACTTCGAGCCGCTTGCCTTCATCGCCAATCTCTTTCAGAACACGAACGTAATCCGCGGCCGCTTCGGCCACTTCAGGAATCGTGTGCTTGCCGTTATCAGCAATGGCAATGCTGATCTGTTTGTTGAACTCCTCGATGGTCAGCTTGCCATCCGAGGTTGTCTTAATGGGCTCGCCGCCAGCGGCGCGATTCACCGTGGAACGAACGCGCTGCGCCTGATCCACCATGAAGTGCTTCACCTGGCTGCTGGTTTCGCCATAGCCTGCATACTTGCGGTAGATCGTCTGTGCTTTACGGGCCGCTGCCAACCATTTGCCGGTGTACTCGATCGTCAACGCTTCAACGCTTGGGCCAGTAGATGAGCCAAGCCGGTTGCCTGCATTGTTCAGGCCCGGTGTTGCAGCCATCTTCAAAGCGAACATCTGGTACTTCACGGCAAGGTCCGGGGCCAGCTCGCGGAACGGCGTCTTCATCAACGTCCACCACGGAAACTGATCCAGCTTGCCCAACAGCTTGTTGTAGCCGGTCGGCAGCAAGTCCCAATCCTTGATGGTGGCCTCGTCCAGCATTTGCGCGGCCTTGACGTTTAGGTCATCAAAGGCTGACTTCTGGCGCTTCAGCTTCCATGCTGTTTCGTTCTGGGTTTTCAGCAACTCCTCGAGGGCGTTCTTGGCCTTGGTTTTGGCGCCACCGGCAACCGGGGCGTTCTTGACCTTCTCTTTCTGGAGCTTGACCGCCTCATCCAGAACCTTGAGTTCCATCTCGGATTGCTTGTAATCACGCTCAAGGCTATTGAGATCGTCACGAACCTCTTTCGGGATCTGCTTTGCTTCCGGGTCGATCTGCTGCACCGCCTCGAATAGCGGTTGATCGTCCAGCGATACGCGGTTGCCTTCGGAGTCCAGCTTGAAGTTCGGATTCTCTTTGACTTTGACGCCTTGCGATTCAAAGAACTTCCACAACTGAATCGCGTCCGGTGACACAGTTCCATGTGAGGCTACCGTAAGGCCGTTCTTTTCGGCGTACATGGCTGCTTCTCGAATTGCATAAGAAGCAAGCCCACGGCGACGCAAGGCCTCTGGAACACCAACAGCTACTTCAATCCGGCCATCACGCACAACGCCGGTCAGGATTTCTTCACCAGAATCGTTGTGAATGATTCGCACAATGCGATCAACGCCGCTGCCGCCAAACTCGTCCACTTCCATGTGAACATCATCAGGATCGACTTTTTTCCATGACGGCTCGCCGGAGCTGGCCGTTGACTTGATCGCGTTCTTGACCCGGCCCCATGCACCCTTGGCCGAACCAATACCCCACGGCATACCGCCGAACATCATCGTGGTGCCGGCAGGTGGCGTGAGTTTGTTCAGGGCCTCGCTGACCGTGATCGTGTTCTTGGGAATCTTGCCAACCGCGCCGCCAATCAGGCCCATGAATAGTGTGCCGCCCAACGTATTCATCGTGGTTTCGCCCCACGTACTCGTCGGGTCAATGGCATGGCGCGTGAGCTCGGTGCCGGCGATGATCGGCGTACCGCGTTTCAGGGCTACCTTTGCGCCTTCAGCGAATCCCTTGCCCAAAGCAAAAGGGACCGGAATCAAATTGATCGGGTCAAGCAGACCAGTGAGAAAGCGAGTGCCGCCGTAGTCCTCGAGGTTGCGTCGCAGATCGAGGTTGTTCTCGATCATTTGCTTGATGAGCCTTGTTTCTTCTGGCGAGGTTGAATTTTCAAACTCGTCCAGATGCATCTCAAAGCCACGCAGATCGTCGTCAAATGGCGAGTAGCCAGGCTCAACCCTTCGCTGCAAAGAATTGATAGGCACACCAAAAGCCTTGGCGGTGGCCGCAAACATCGTAAGCTGGCCAGCCGAGGTATCGAGCATATACGCATCGCGCAAGCGATCATTGATATTGCCGGTAGCCCCAAGTTTTACAAACTGCGGGTTCGGTAATCCAATGGCTTGTGCGAGGCGATCACCACTCATTGAATCGATCCATGCGTCAACCGTTGGCCGCCTTTCAGTTGGCCGTTCTGGTAATCGGTACGGAATGCAGCGGTGCGCTGGTTGCGCAGCTCCATCATCTTGCGCTCGTCTTTCCTGTACCGAACCATGCTGCCCATCATGTTGAAGTACACCGGCACGCCTTCAAGCTGCTGGTACTCCTGCAATGTCTCGTAATTGCCATCATCTTTTATGAGTGCAATCTCGTACATCGGATGCCACTGGCCGTCATTCATCTTGGCTGACTGCCGACGGCTGGCTTCACCGTTGTAAATCAACGCAGCATTCTTACCAATCACAAACTTGTTGCCAGTTTGCTTCTCGTAAGCGTTCAGCACGACCTGGGCATCTTCTTCAACGTAACGAATCATTGTGCGATCAACGTTGCCGTTCTTGTCGCGAGCGTAGTATTCAGGCGCGTACTTGGACAGCGCGTAATCAGGACGATCAAAGCCGCCAAACAGGCCATCGTAATTCGCGCCATACCGCTGCGGGCTATAACCAATCTTGCTCGGCGTCCAGCCGCTTTGGGCCAGCGCACGATGCGTGGCCCGGTAAATAAACGTATCGAATGTCTCAGGATCGTTGGTATCAATGAAACCAGCCTCGGCAATTACCGAATCAATGACAAGGCTGCGAACTTCTTCTGGAATACCAGCCAGCTCGGTAAACAGGCCCGGCGCCTGTATGCCACTCGGCCACCATGCACTTGTCCACTGTGCCTGAAAGACTTTTTCAAGCCGTTCATTCGCCATGTTTCGGAAGGTTTCACGTTCTTCAGGTGAACGAGCCAGCCAGTCCTTGCGCGGCGACCAGTTTGAGTCGGCAAACTGATCGAGGATTTTCTTCAGCTCTGCCGGCGTCGGGTTCATTTTGGTGCGGTGAACGTAATCCAGCGCACGACCAATGCGGCCACCGAGGGCATTGCTATCGATCATGTTGTAACGAAACGTCGGTTCTTCCCAGAACATCCGGTTCAACGCCAGTACATTTTTGAGCGTTTCAGGCGACATCGTTTCCGGGTCACGCAGCTTGCCAATCATGGCGTTGACCATGCCGCGATCCCACAAACCAATCTCGCCCATCAATGGCATCCAGTTTTTCAGCTCGGCCCACCGGGGATCGTCTGGGTTCGCAATCAGATCCTCGTATAGACTTTGGTCGAATGTGCGGCCAGTGAGCGCCGTATAGAACTCGTTGACCTCATCGGTTGCCGCTTCGCTTTGCACATGACCACCGGGGATAGAACCAATCCTGTCAACCACCATTTCGTGAAGGTCTGACATTTCATCAGGCGTCAGGTCTTCAATGTTGCGGCCTTGCAGGAAGTTCTCGCGTTCGATCTGATAACGCTCATGCCAGTTGACCCAACCTTCCAAGAAGCGCTCTTTCCACTTCGACATCGAGCCATCACCGCCACTGGTGTACTGACCCAACATGATGTTGCGGATCGCTTCACGCAGCGTCGAGTCATAACCCTTGGTCATAACATCGTTGTGTGCTTTGGAAAATTCTTCAGACAGTCGGCCCATATCCAATGGCTGACCGGCTGCGGCCTGGGTAACGGCGTGCTGATCGTACCAGTTAAAGAACTTCTCCCAATTACGCTGCAACCGCGCATCCTGAAGGTTCTCGAAGTTCGCCATTTTTGCGTTTAGCGTGTTTGCCGCAACCTCGGCAATCGCCGCCCGGTCTTCAGGATTTGGATAGATGTCGGTGACATCCACTCTTTCACGCTCGCCCAGCTCGTTGACCACGACAATCTTGCCATCGCCGTTAGCAAACTCACTCAATGACTGAATCATTTCAGCCTGAGCAACATCGTCACCCAAGGGAACGCGCTGAATCTGCGTGATGATTTCAGCAAGGCTCATGCGCTTGTTGAGCGTATCGTGCATCATCATCTTTTCATCATCGAGCCAGTAGTTCAGCTCGTCGCCCTGCTCAATGGCAGCGCGGATCTCCAGCATCTTTGCACCCACGATTTCATCATCGGCGCCGGATTCAATGTAGCCAATCAGCTCATCGCTCAGGTCATCCATGAATTGCAGATGGACGCCACGAGCCTCGCTGTGATCCCGTTCGGCCTTCTGCCTGATGATGTGGTTGTAATGCTCCACCATCTTGACCTGCGCCGCGTTATTGACGTCAGGCTTGAGAAAGTCCGGGGCCAGCTCCGTGACCTTGTTGACGTACCCTTCAGCAACCTCCTGAAAAGCAGTCGGGTCAAAGCGATGCTCGATAGCAATCTCATTGAGCGTCTTGGCCGTGTCGATCTGCGTCTGCTGCAAATACCGCTGACCCACCATCTGCGTGTACTTGCGATCAAAGATGCTTGGCGCAAGCAGGCCGTTGTCACTAAAGGGCAGCGACGGAGCAACCAGATTGCCTTCGTCGTCACGCTCGAACACCAGCTTGGCCGCGGCGACCTGCGCTTCCTGCGTGCGCTTGTCAGACATCTTCTGGTATTCGATGTCGGCCAGGGTAGCGGCCGTCTTGACGATAGCCGGGCCAACGCTTTGCGACTGCGGCAAGCGAACCTGCGGTGCGGTTATGCCGATCTGTCGTGTCAGTCGAGCCATTAGCTAAGTGCTCCCGTACCGCCCGGCGTGTCAAGAATGCCAACGCCAAGTTTTTGATTGATGCCGCCTGATCCGTCTTTTGGAATTGCCTTGGTTCCAGTTTTACCAAGCTGGCCGTAAGCCGAAGCTGCGTTCAGCCCAATGCTGGCAATCTCAAAGAGCCCGGCAATTTGAGTAGCGCGCGTGTTTTTCTTTAGCACCGAGATCCTTGCAGCCACGGACGAGCGAGCCTGTTGCAAATTGAGGCGAATGTTTTCGATGTCTTCCATGCCCATCTTGAAGTTGAAATTACGGGCAGCAATTAGTGACGGCGAGGCCCATGCGTCAATGCCACCGGCCCGTACCAGTATGTCCTGATTCGCTTCTCGTAATGCCTGAAGCCGCTGGTTTTCTTCGTCCAGCGCGGCGAGCTCCCGCGAGCGCAGTTCTTCCTCGAGCTGCTGCTGGCGCATCCGGTTGGCATACGCCTGATTCTGCACCGTCACGGCAGTACCCACCGCGGCCGCCGCATAGGCGTAATAGATCAGGTATTCGCTGCCGCCAAGCGGGATGAAGCGACTCAGCACCCAAACAAGAAATCGATCAAACATCAGTATTCCACCTCTGCGCCAAGTGCCAACGCTTCACACGGTAGCGGAATTTCATTCTGAATTACCAGTGTCGGTCTTTCGTAATAGCCATACAGGTAAAACTTGCGCGGGCCGGTAATAGCAAGCGGCCTCTGCTGAAGATCAATTTCGCCAAGGAACGTCAACACGCGATTACCTTGCAACTGCGCGGCCAGTGTCGAAGCAAGGTACAGATCGGCCGATACGATGCGCTTCGGCAAGCCAGAAGTGACGCCTTGATTGTCCTTGATTTCGATCGGCATGGTTTCAAGCAACTGTGTATATGGCAGGCCGACCGTCATATTGCCAACCGGATCAACCTCAATGACACCCGACAATTCACTGTCACCTGTTTCGCCAATGGTGATATTGCCAAGGTAGTAATCCGCGTCGAGTTCCTGATCCGCAACCTGCGGGCCACCAAGCGAACCGGAGTTGCTGGCATTAACAGCCACCACCACGTTGACTTCGGTATTTTTCAGGTGCAAGGCATGAGCCGTGAATCCGGTCACGGGTACAAGGCCTGCGGAAACCTTGGTGATTGCAGAGTCCACCGTCAGATGAAGCTCAAAGCGTTCGATCATGGAAACAGTATCGCCATCAATCTCGCGCTCAACCAAGCAATACAGTTTGTCCTGAATAACGGCCAAGGATTTGTAATTGCCTTGCGTTGTCCATTTGCCCCATGTGCGAATCTGCTCGGCGCGAGCTGCGTGATACCACGTAATCGTGCCGTCACCGTTGACAAAGAAAGCGATCTGCTCGGGACGGTCATAGCCGCCATACAGCACTTCGACTTCCTGAATATCATTGAGATGTTCTTCGGAGATCAGTGAGATGGCATCTGACGAGTAACCGCGCAGGGTATCAACCCAGATAAACTCACGAATTGCATTACCTTGAGCTTGTACGAATAGCGTCGACTCATCGAAAATCTGCGGCTCAATAGTGGCGTTGACGCCATACCGAGTCTGCTTTCTCAAATCAAACGTGGTAGGTTCTAGCGGCAAATCTTCAGACTGTGGTGCGTAGAACTCAGCAGCGTCAGTGAAAATCTGCAAGTGACGGCCACTGACAACATCACGGATTTCATTCACCTGCTTGTCGGAAATGACAGCCTGAATGGAATCAGCAGCTTCAGCATCGCCCACATCAAAGTTAAAAAACGCAGCAACCCTTGACCCGAAGATATGGGCTGGAAGTGAGGAACTACCTGCGAGCCAAAGGCGCTGCGAGTGGAACTCGATTACGGATGGATACCCATGTGTCGGAGTGAAGGCTTCCTCATCCCAATCAGTCGTCGGCACCGGATTCACGTTCGAGTTGGCTGTGATCGTGCAAATGTTTCCGCTGGTCAGGCCCTCGACCTGTTCAGTTGCGCCAGCCGGGAACACACCAGCAATCATCGCAATCGTGATTGAGGTTGGGCTTTTGTCGATGACCTGGGCCTTGATGCCAGAAGTGCGGCCTACCACGATCTCATCGATCAGGTAATCCATTGGCATATCTGTTGGCGTACCAGCAAAAGTAAGTACGGCACCGCGATCCAAATCCTCAAGAATGACAGCCGTACAGGTTGATTGCGGCTGAAGTGGACCGGGAACGGCTGTTACATAGAGCTGCTTGCCGCGATAGCGGATCGCTCGATTCAAGTGCCGATCCTCAAAGACCGGCGAGCTGGCCGTAACTGTGACTGAGGCGCCTTCCTGATAGCCGTTGGTCTGGATTGTAATAGCCGTGTCAGCGTATTTGAAAAATGGCATAGCCAGCGGATACGCACCAGCGTCCACCGGATACTTGCTTTCAAACTGAAATGATTCCTGCACAAACGTCGTGGCACCAGTCCGACGAATCATTATTGGCGGGAAACTGTTGTGCGCGCAGAACATGACATCGGCAGTTTGCGTGATCGACAGTTCCTTGATGATGTCGTCACTCCACGCAACACCACTGAGATCGAGGAACTGAATCAGCGCACCCGTATCCGCATCGTAAATGTTGATGCCATCGGTTGAGCTAAGTGGATCATTCCAGAACAGGAACAGGTACACCTGATCTTCAGAGAAGATAAACGGCTCCAAGCGAACCGCCCCTTCCTGAGAATTGAGGTAAGTGGTTCCGGGTCGGCGCCGCATTCCACCAGTGACTTTCGGCCACCAGTTGTCGAGAATCTTGCAACCGTTTTCGTACTGAGCCAGGTCGAGCCGGCCCAACATACCCTCAGATAGCAAACCCCCGGAAAAGTTTGTCTGATAGTTGCGGAAGCGAGGCATTAGCGTCTACGCCAGAACTTGTCGAGAGAGCCGCCCCTTGCGTTAGCAAGTCGCCTGAGATTGACCTTTTGATTGGTCTGCGCCTGTGCGTCTTCGGTCTTGGCCCTACGCCAGTGTTCATCGGCAAGGCTTTTCATTGATGCCGCAACATCATCGCGGCGGGCCAATGAGAATGACAGCATGGTCGCCAGCCGGTAGATCACCAGCAGTTTGAAATACGGACTCCACAAGGCTTCATCAGCGCGGAATCGATACTTGATGACCACCGTGTCATTGCTGGTGTCGTTGGTATGAATCTCGTCCTGATAGCGGTCGTAATCGATAGGGTCTTCCCCCACCAGTACCGTATCAACGGACAGAACATCAGTCGGCAACTGGTAGCGCGTGTTGTAGCGCGTATCCGGTTCACCGACAAGCAACGACGTTGTGAGGTCAACGGTCTTCGTCGCAAAGCGCCACTTGTAAAGTGACAGCTCGGAATCAACGATGAGCTCGTACCAGTCGTTGCAGAAAATGGATTCGGGCGTACCTTGAGTAAAGCTGATGATGGTATTCACACCAGCCGCAAGGCAGGCCTTGTTCGCATTGTCGATTCGATCTACTTCGGCCATATGCAAAAGGGGCCGAGGCTAGACTAGCTAACCCCGGCCCACACTCCTGTCCTCGGTTTGGATTACGTGCCGTTCAGGGTCGTCACGGTCGCCGCGTTATCCGCGGAAGTGACCGTCAACATATCAATAGTCGGTACGTTCGTGTCAGAAACGATGATGACATCGCCGTTCCTAAGCTGATCCGTAAAGCTATTGAAATACCCGGAGCCGGCGACCGTTGCGATTGCGTCAGTCGTTTTGTAGATCCAGAGCGTGCAGGTGCCCGAGTGAAGGCGGTTCATGCCAGTGGCATCAAACGCACAGGGCAAGAATCGAAGCAGACCGAGGATGAGCTTATCGAAGATTGCTTTCATCTTAAGTCTCCGTCGAGCGAATGCGGTAGCCACCGACGTCATCGATGATTACGGCATTCATGGACATCGAGCCGACCGCGAGATGCGCCTGCTCTTTGCCCTGCCAGGTGATGTCCATCGCCACATCCTGACCGCTTGCGTGGCCGACCGCGCTCTTGTGGTACGCGACGTTCTGACGGACAGTGCCGCCAGTCAGCGTGATACCACTGAACGAGAAGATGTTAAACGAGAACCAGTTCTTCGCGCTGAACCCTACCTTCGGGAAAGGCAGATCCGACTCCGGTACATAGTCCAGAGACGCGAAGGTCGTAAGACCCATAAGGTCAGTCCACCCTTGCGGAGCAACAGCAAGGAAACGCCCACCATCATCCGGCACATCGTTGTTACCGAAATACTCGTAGGCTTCCTCAATCTTGGGCTGCGTAACGACGCCCGTTGCTGAAGTTTCCTGCGTGAACGTATCGGTGACATCCATGATGTCCTGATCGGATGCGCGACCCAAAGCGCCGGCGATGCTGGCCGTTACGGCTGCTCGCTCGTCATGCTCGATCTTGAGCTCGTCCAGCTTGTCGATGAACTCACCGGCATAGCGATCTGCCAGCGTACATTCGACGTTCGTGTGAACGAGATTGAGGATCGGAACCTGACCGCCTCGGGTCTTGGTGCCTGCGTAACCTTTACCGATGATCTGGAAAGTGGTGGACTTGCCGACGACATTCGTCTTGCGCCGAACAGTGTTGAGCAACTTGGAGCCCATGCGCTGATACGCAAGGTGGACTTCGGACTCAAACTGCTTGGTGAAGGCGGTGTCGATCGAATTGTCCTGAGTCATCGGGAAGATGAGGCTCAGGATGAAACGAAGCAAGAACATCGTTTTCTCCAAGTAAAGATGACAACTAGGGTTACAGGTTATCTCTACTTGGCGCCTGAATCGGTTGTGCCGGAAGTCCGGGCCGAGGCGCTGCGTAGCGGCCTTCGACCCGAACTATATGTCGATTTACTGGTTTTTGTAAAGCCTCTGGTAGCCAGCCTCGACTTTCTTGATGAACGCCGGGTCTTTGTCCTGCCAGTAACGCGTGTCGTTTTGCATCTCGCGCAGTTCTTCCAGCGTCAACGGCTCGTCGCCAGAATCGCCGTCAAAGTCGTTGGGGCCGGACGCTTTCATCAGCTTCTCCAATGCGGCGATCTGCTCCGCTGAGTTCAGTAGCGAGCTCATCGAAGACAGCTCATCCTCTGAAAGCCTTGTTTCAAGCCAGTTGTGGACGCGCAGCAGTCGATCCTGGCCGTGGTCGCCCAGCTTGCCGATCTCCGCTTCCATGTCCGGCATGTTGCCGATCTCGATGCCAACGTACTCGTTGATCGCCTTGTCGAACTGCTCCTGAGTGAGTCCAATGTCTTTGGCGAAACCTGAGAACCAGCCCACCAGCGGGTCTTCGTCGGTCAGATTGAACTCGACGTTTTCCGGCAGCTTCAGATCCTCGGACAGATTGACTTCGTATTTCTCCGGGGCCTGTGCGCGCAAATCCGCAAGCACTTCTTCCTTCAGTTCTTCCGTCTTGGTGCGGAGTTTGCCCTCGAGCTCGTTGAAGGATTTGGCAAGGACTTCGGTTCGCGGCGCTTTGAGGTCAGGATTCCAAAACTTGTCAGCCAGCCAGTCCGGTTTGCCTTCCGGGTCAGACCCCCCAAGCGGTTTGCGCTCACCAGCTGCGCCGTCACCGTCGCCACCGCCATCACCATCACCAGCAGGATCACCGCCAGCATCGCCCTCTCCACCGCTGTCACCTTCGCCCCCTTCTGTTTCACGTGGAACAACCAGCCACAAGAGCCACAGTAAATATTTCATGGTTTCTTTTCCTCACCGTCTTTGATTCGTGTTGATATTACGCCCATCAGCCAACGGGCTCCTTCCTGATACGAGTAGGTATTTTCCGGCAAACCCGGTTCCAGCACCCGGTTCGTCGTGATCGACTTCAGGTAGTCGAGCGTCTTCTTGCCTGCTGCGCTTGAAAACACAATGGCAAAGGACTCATTGAGCTCGCGCTCAACCTTCGGTGGCCGGCGCAAGCCATCCGGCCCTAGATACTGCTTTGCTTTTGCTCGTGGTGTTTTCTTCGGTGGTCGTTTGGATTTCCCGATTCCGTCTTCACTCATTGCCCAATTTCAGCTTGAGCAGGCAGACCGCCCGGTACAATTCCCTGTTCCTGAGCCGCTTCAGCCATGCCCTGCATCATCCTCTCTCGGTTGGCTTGATCGCGTACCATCTTTTGCGGCACTTCCCACTTCATTTGCAGTTCGTCAACCAGCTCGTCCTGATCGATGTAAAGCTGGCTGGCCTGCGGCCCCAACATCGTCACAACGTCACCGGCAAAGCCACGGATGCGCTCGATTTCTTCAAACTTCTGTGCGCGGGCAAGCGGTGATTTGGCAACGATACGGACCTGGCGGCCATCGACACGCGGCATTTCCAATACGCCACGGCGGGTCAACAGCCACACGATGCGCTGGATCATTTTGTCCAGCCATTCGACTTTCAATCGTCCTGACGGCCCTGCGGTCTGTTCGGCCAAGTCCTGCATTCGGGCTTGGATCTCCGTAGCAGAACGCGGCGTCTGATCCAATGGGCCAAGATTCTGAGCGAACAGGGCCTTGCGAATGTTCTCCTGCTGGTTGCTCAGTACGATGTCGGCCACATTGAAATTGCTTGGGCTATCAGTGCGCTCGAGGCCGCGACTGTCAGTGGGGCGCGCATACACAGCACCGGGAACAATCTCGACGTTATCCACGTTGATCGTGCCATCGTCGTCCACCTGCCAGATTCCAGAAATCGCCATCTGCGAGTTCTCAAGAATCATTTCGGTGACGAGGTTCGTGGTGCGGATCGCCGGCAGCGCCGACACCAACGGGCCGCGGCCATAGACCTCACCGGCCGCAACCGACCAGCGTGGTGTCACATACGGGCGCGAGCCCAGACCTTCCTCGTAGTTATCGATCACCAGCGACTTGTCTTCACCGGCAACCACCTGATAGCAGTAGCGCGGCGTTTCCTTGCGGCTCCAATCGCGGTAGCTGGCCTCGACCAGATTGGTCGTTGCTTCGGGATCGCCATCGGCCTTGCCCTGAAGCGCATCGCTGATCTTGGCGTCCGGCCAGATGAGCTTGATGTCCTTGATGCGAACCTTGTGGCGCACCCGGAACACGCCGTCAACCTCCTTGTTGGGGCCGCCTGTGTCCCAGAAGGTTTGGCATTGCGGGACGCACTTGAAGCTCAACAGCTTGCCATCAACACCGTCGTCGATGATGAGCGTTGACCAGCCGATCGCAATATCGGTCAGAACTTCCTGAGCCTCATTGACGAAGTTGGAGTTCACGATGGCTTCCCAGATGAACTTGCCAACCAGATCAAGCTGCTCTTGCAGTTCTGCCCGCTGCTGCGGCGGCACTTCTGGACCCGGCTCCAGCCTGAACCACATCAAGTGCGCTGGAATGACGCCTTGATGGATGCGGGAAACGAAATCAGCGAGCGAAACCAGCGCAGTCTCGTCAAAGATTTCCTCGGTTCTTTCCTCGCCGGGGGTCGTTTCGTAAAAACCTTCACGCGCAGGAAGCACCAGATCGTAGATGTCCTGCCACAAATCTTCCCAGTTTGATCGCGCTGACTTGGCCTTGGAGAAACGCTTCAGCAGTTCAGGGCCAGAGAGCTTCATCGGTAAACCCCACCCTTCGGTACTGACGGCCTACGTGGAGCAGGGCTACCACCGCCACCGCCACCGCCACCGCTGCCGCTGCCGCCGTAGCTTCCGGGCCGTGTGCTGCCACTACCCAGGCCACCTGCATAACCGCTACCGCCACCGCCAGATGTGCTACGACCACCAAATTGCCTGCCGCCGCCAGCGCCAAGGCCACGCGGAAAACCGGCAAAGCCAGCCGATAGCAGGGAAAAAATACCTCGGAGTTTCTTGCGAAAGGCGATGTTGTCACTGAACGCCTTGGTGGTTTGGCGCGCATTCTCGACCCGGAGCTGCTTCTCGCGTTCGATCTGAATGCGTTCCAGTTCCTTCGATTGGGCCGACTGTTTGGGCTTGCTGCTCATGGGCTACGTCCCTCCATGAAAAGACGACCTCACCACCAGATGCGACGAGTCTACGATATAAACCGTATGGTGTCAGTATTACCGGGTTGCCGAGGCCGAGGAATCGACTGAGGATGTTGCTGCAATAGGTGATGAGGCCACCCGCATCGTCAGGCCGCTTCGGGCCGGTGAACTTCACCACCGTCCCTTTTGTTTCGTGCATTCGCCGCAGGATCAATTCGATCTCGAAGTCGAAGAACACCGTGAAATCAGTGCGGGACTGGCGCCAATCCACCATCAGCCAGCGTTTCGACCACTCACACCACTGAAGCGCGAAGCAATGCCGGAAGCCTTCGCGGGTACGGAACACATAATCCCACCAGTTGCGATCGTCACGGTCAACGAAGCACACTAGATAGTCGAGCGTCGCGTAGTCCTCGCGCGTTTTTTCTTCCCGAACACGTTCCATTTGGTCTTAGCCTTGGCTTTTGGCGCGCTTGGCGATGCGCTTTTGGTCAAATCCCGGCCCTCACCAGCACCCAACATCAGGTATTGCAGGGCATCGTGAGGGTGAGAATACTTGTTCTTGGCGGGTCGATCCTCGTACCGCGCCGGTCCACGCGCATTGATGCGGCGGCGGCAGTACCCGGCGATAAAGCCTTTCAGAAGGTTCCGACACTCAGGGCTGACCAGCAGAGCTGGCTTACCGTCCACCATACGGTCAATGACCTGCTTCACGGCCTCGATGCGTATGGCCGGATCGTTGCTGTGCGCTGGCTTGGCCCGAATGCCCCCGGCGCGCATGATCTGGAACGCGGTCTTGGTGTCCTCGCGCCCCGGTGTGCGCTGATCGCCAGCCGGATCGCCAAAGATACGGACTTCCTGCCGGTCATCGACCATCAGTTCCTTGATCTTGGCCTTGACTTCCCGCGCAAAGGCCGGGGTCGAGATGTCTTCAGGCACCAGCTCGGCCAGAATGTTCCAGCGACCACCGTAGAAACGCTGCGCGAACACAGCGGCGGGGCTGAATCCGAAATCGAGGCCGACATAAATGGGCCGACCTGGCGCAACCGGAATGATGTCCTTGGATTTGTGTACCTGATCGTTGAAGTTCGGGTAGATGATCTTGCCTTCGCTGACCGTCCCGAGGCGGTTCATCACGTAGACGTCGATCCAGTCCTTCGTCTTGCCGGTGATGATCTTCTTGTAGTAATCCGGCGTCAGGTTCTTGCGGTTTTCGGCAAGGTCGCTGATCTCGTAGCCAGTGACATCACCATCCTCGTTCTTGATTTCCACCATCGCCGCGGGCTGGTTGAAGAATTTCCAGCCTTCGGGCTTCCTGAGCATCAATGCCTGCTGTTCGGTGAAATCCTCTGGCAGCGGCGCATCGCCGGCCATGATCGGCCACCAGTGATCGTCTTCAGGAGCGTTGGTGTCGCAGATCATCCCGTACCAGCTTGGCCCACCTTCGCGCATGGAAGGAAACCGACCGACACGCATGGTACAGGCGTCGATAATAGACTTCGGCATTTCTCTTGCTTCGTTTGCCCATATTCCAGTGAGTTCTAAGGACAGCAATTTGCGAATATCTTCCTCGGAATCCAGCGCAAGGAAGATAACCTCGAGGTCGATGTCGCCCACCATGATGTGATGGGTGAACGGCACGCCCCAACGGAAAGGGCCAAACTCGTCTTCGGGAAACCAATCCAGCCAGGTCTTGATCGTGGTGGTCTTGAGCTGCGGCCCGGTGTTACGAATGACGGCCCACCTGCTGCGTCGTATGCCCTTCTCATTCGGCTGCTGTTGCAAAGCTCGCCGGAACACTTCGACACAGGAGGCGACCGATTTACCAGAACCCACCGGGCCACGGATGCCGCGCCAGAACGAATCATCCTTCATAAACTCACGAAGGGTCGCGCCGTCTGGTTTGTAATGAAAATCAGGCATCGTCCTCTTTGTGCAGAGGCTTGCCGTTTATGCCAACGATCCGGGTCGGCAGGAAGAACTTCTTCTCGGACAGGAAGCCACGCGACTCGCCCATTTCCTTCAGCTTCTCCACCGTGGACGGCAGCAAGGAATCGATCAGCTTGTCGCACTCCCGATCCGTCAGGAACTCCTTCACCATCGCGTCAGTGAGCCCTTCTTCCTTGCCGTACACCTTGCGAACGATGCCGCGAAGCTGATCCAGCTCAGACTTCGACAGTTTGTGCAGATTCTCTCCGGGCATTGAGATCGGCCTCCAGTTCTTCCAGTGATTTCCCGAAATGTTCCTGAAGTCTGTTTGTGCCGACAACGGTACGGCCACAATTGCACAGAAAGCCGCGCCCGAAGTTCATCGTCGTGCAGCGATCAACAGGATAATGCT